TCTCTACACCCTTTATATCTGAATACTGTTTCTTTTTACCAAACGCATCTGCGTGAGTTCTACCCTCACCATGTGATACTGAACCTGCCATACTAAACGCTGAACAAGGAGGAGAGCCATCTAATAAGTCTAACTCACCAACTTTAACTCCAGCTTGTTCCATAAGAAACGTACCTGTTAATTCTTTTATATCACCTGGCACTATTGTAGTGTTAGGATAATTTTCTCTATAAGTATTTTGTGCTTCAGGTACAAACTCATTGATCGCTAGTATCTTACCACCAGCCAATCTATAACCAGTTGATGAACCACCACCACCAGCGAAAGTTGATAGTACATTGAATAGTGCTCTTTTCTCACTATCTAAAGTATCTTGTAATGTATATCTTTTATAATTGTTCATTATTCCATTTCATTAGTAACCATATGACAAAACCATAGATCATTATAACACATAATATAGATAAAGTCAAGTCTAAAATCAAACTTCATTCCCCCAACTTGTCCAGCCTTCTCGTTTTCTACGAGCAAATAATTCAATATAAGGACCTGGTAACATCTTCTCAATATGGTCATATACTATATCTGGTTTTCTACTATGTTCTCGTCTTTGATCAACCACTAATTGTGGTATACTCTTATTTAGCCTTTTAGGTTTACCCCTTGTAGCGAGTAAACACATTTCTGGATTGCCTCTAGTCCAGTAACCTAGACCTGTAAAGAAACCCATTTTGATACGATTCGTTTTCGCCCAAGTAAAACCTACTGTCTTGTACTTGAAACCCCAAGCTTTGATTACTTCAAATGCCTTATCTAGTAAAGGGTCTACTACCCACATTAAAAGGACTGCATCGTCCTTAGCAAGGTCACCAACAGGTAACCGAATAATGTCAGACATAGACATGCAACTATAATGTCTTTCTGGACTTTTATCTTTTCCTTTGTTACTAAACGTTTTAAATGTCCAAGGTGGATCCGCATATATTACTCCATGTTTTTTGTTTGTGTTAAATTCCATAAGTTAAAAAAAAGTATTTGATTAGTATTACGATTAATAAAAATCTAGGTATGGACCAATCAGTTTTCATCGCAAGTAAATTACCTGTGGCAAATCCCCAATGCATACAAACTAGTGTTATAAAAAAACTAAACAAAGAAGTCCTCCAAACTAGCTGTCTTCTCGGTAGACCAACCAATAGAATTAAGTATAAAACTCATAGGGTCTACAAACGTTTTTTGAAACATTATATCATAGTCGATATATTCTTGTAGTTTAAATTCACTAGGTAGTTTAGATACATAACTTATTACATCAAACTTAAATGGATTAGCTTCTTTTAGTTTTAGAAATTTAATCTTATCACCTTCTTGTATTATTGGATACTTTCTATGTAACTTGAATTGTTTTAATTGATGATTATATATCAACGCACCTTTAACATGAATAGGTGTTCCTTTAATAAAGATATTACTACCATGCATATATTTCTTTAAGTTATTACAAGACCTTGGAAAAGATATTTGTTCTGCTGTCATTTGATTAAACTCGTTCCTAAATTCTGCGATATACTTTTGTAATGTATCTTCATCTTTATTCATTATAAGTTTGATAGCCTCTCTAATCTTTCCTCTACAAACTTCAGGTGTAGATGACTTCACAGCCTCTATACCCATAATCTTTAGTTTAGGTTCTTCAAAGGTAATACCTTCTTCATCTAATACGTTTAACATGTATCTTTTTTTCGCAGTCCATATACCTTTGTCAGCGATCACTTCTCTTTTCATAACCATTTTTTGACTAATGGCGTTTGTGTATTCAGCAAGTTCAGCGAAACACTTATCTATAAAAGGTTCTATTCTACTACTTACAACTTTGTTTAAAAACTTTAATGTATCAGCTTTTGATTTATCTTTACAAGTTGCTTGAACTAGTTTATCTAACGTAAGATAAATTGAATCTGTATCTGACGCAACAATGTAATCAACCTTATCGTGTGTCTTTAATATCTTATTCATATATTCATTTACATTCTTTTCAATAAATCTAATTACGAATTGACCAGATGATGTAATAGCAGTTGCTTGTCTTACATCATAATATCTAAAGTATTGATTACCTATCGCACCATAAGCTGAGTTAAGAGCAATCTTCTTTGCCCATTGTATATTATGACAACGAGATATTTCTTTAGCAGTTGCAGGGTCTTTTGTCTTTTGATAATCTTTCTTGGCTTGAAAGGCTAGTGTCTTAAACTTAACCCTATCATTGTACATACTCTCCATAAGTCTAGGTAGAAACCCTGGACTATCTGTTTTAAACATAGCACCATTTGGTGTAATACAAGCGCCTTCAGTTTTTAAATGTGTTAACGGTGTCGCATGATTTAACAATCTATCAACTGAAATGCCTGATGGTTTTACACCAATGATTTTTTCTGGTGAGATATTATACTGCATAATTAAGTGTGGATATAGTGAGTTTATATCGAAAGAAACAATCCAGTTATGCATACCTGTGATTGGGTCTTTTACATAAGCACCTTCGTACTTATCTTCTTTAATATTATCTTCCTTTGGTGGTATCATAATATTATCTTTTTTCAAGTAATTGTAAATTAACATATCCCACATTCTTACTTGTGAGAACACATCTGTATAATTTACTTTGGCTTCATATGCCATAGTTAAGACTAGTTCAATTAGTTTTAGTTTATCTTCTAAACCATCAACTATCTCAACGTCTTTAATGTTGTAATCAATAAATGATTGATAGTCTTTTGTATACCAATCTCTAAATGTATCATAAGGGTTTTCATCTTTTTGTAAACCAAGTTCTACTTTACCAATGTAATCAAGTTTATAACTCTCTTGTTTTGTTGGTATAAATTTTTGATACAAGTCCAAGTAATCTAACATAGATATACCAAAGATTTTATAATGAGTTTGTGGTCTACCTCTTACGATTATGGTTTCTCTTTCAACTAAATTCCATGGTGAAAATCTTTTTAATACTTTTTCATCTACTAGGGTTCTAATACGATTAAACAAATAAGGTATATCAAAAAACTTTGTATTCCAACCAGTGATAACATCTGGATAGTTCTTAATCCAAAACTTCATAAACTCCATAATCAAAGACTTCTCATTGTTACATTTGATATAAGTTACATCAGTTCTATCTGTTTTAAAATCACCTATACCCCAAGTTATAATTTGTTTATTAGATTGATTTTTAACTGTGATTGCTAGTAGTTCTTCTGTTGGATTTTCTATATCAGGAAAACCATTTTCAGCAGTACACTCTATATCAACAGTAAATATTTTGATTTGTTCTTTATCGAATACCATATCTTCAGGATATTCGTTTGCGATATATTGATATTGGTATCTATCCATACCATACAATGGTGAGTTATCTGTATTATAACTTCTTTTAAATTCTCTTGCTTTTGATATACTACCAAATGAAATTGGTTTTAATGTTTGACCATTTAACGATTTAAATTTTGAATCTTCTTGTGAGATAGCATATAGAGTTGGACTAAAGTCAATCTTCTCTTTGTATTCTTTACCATCGTGGATACCACGAACAAGTAACTTACCTCTATGTTCAATAACGTTCTTATAAAAATTCATACTATATTGTTAAAGCTTTCCAACTACGTGGAAACTTACTATCACATAATCTATTTATCATATCGGCCACGTCTCTAGTTTCTTTTTGTGTATCTGGTTTACATCTTAAATTACAGATCCTAGAAAAAGCATATAGTGTTCCTGACCAATACCATTCAGTCATCATTGATTGTGGTAATACCATACGTGCTTGTTCTGGCGCCACACCTTTATCTAATAGAGTATTGTAAGTTATTAAACAACTCTCCATTGCTGATTCCATACTATATTCGATTGTTTGATCTAGTTTAATCTCACCATCACTACCTTGTTTAGAGTTCTTTGGTCGACCTCTCCATGTTTCTGGTTTATATAGTTCAGGTGGAAAATCAACATAACGTCTGCTGACTTCATTCCATGCTAAACCTACTTGATGTTTAACCAATTGTCTTGCGACAAAGATAGGTGCTTTAATTCTGAATTGTAAACTTGCATGAGCAAATGGAGACCAATGATTATGTTCGGCAAGATACTTAATAAGTTTCTCATCTTTAACTACATCAAAGGCGTCTTTTGTTTTTGAGTAACTTACTCTGGCAGCATTAACTACCGTTAAGTCTGTACCCATTGTGTCGATCAATTCAACATTCATCATAAATTCAAAATCAATTTAGCTTCTTCACTTAACATTTCTTGTGTAAATGGTGGAGTGTGTGTAAGAATTACTTTTACATTACCTTCCCCTGCTACACGTTCAGCTGCTTCTTTTATATTGTTACTTATCTCAGCGGCAGATGGACATAACATAGATGTTAATGTATGAGTTATAGTAACCTTATCTTCTTTTATATCTATATCGTAAATCAATCCTAAATTAAATACATCTATTGATGGCATTTCAGGATCAAAAACTAATTTTAATTCTATTATTATATCTTTTTTATTCATAATTTTTTTTGGTGGAGGATACAGGAATCGAACCTGCGACCTCCTGAATGCAAATCAGGCGCTCTCCCAACTGAGCTAATCCCCCTAAAGTTTATGGTTGTCGAGTAAGTGTACAACTAAACCATCATGTTTTTTTTCTAAACTAACTTGACAAGCTAATCTACTTTCCATACGATCATAGCCTTTTTCATATTCCATTAAATCTATTTCTATTGAACCTGTATTTGGTTCACCTACAATAGTAGTCCACTTTTGATCTATACGAACATGGCAAGTACCACAAGCACAACAACCACCACAATCTGCTGGTATCTCATCAA